ATTGCAGTTCTTGAAGCGCATCAGTTGTGATACCAATGGCTTCCGATGCGTCTTTTAGGTCGCCCATTTTATTTGCAGCATCGCGCACGGCAACGCCAAGTTGCTGAATAGCGGAAACTGTAATGAACGCAGCCGCAGCACCAGCCAACTTATCAAAGCCGACACTGGCAATGCTTAAATCTTTGTTGGCGTTCTTGGAAAAGCTGGCAATCCGCTTGGCGTTCTTATCCATCGCGGCGGCAAACGCTTTATCCTTAGCGGTCAGGATGATGTTTAGCTGTTCTGCACTAATTGCCATCAACTTGCTCCACAAGTGCGCGATACTGTTCAGCCGTCATTGCGGTCGATCCAGCTTTTTTAGGTGCGTGGGCATCATGCCAACCTTGGAACACAAGCCACGCATCCAGCGGGATCATATCACGGATTTCTTCAGGACGTAACCCAATGACAATTCCGTTTTTGATCATGCCGCGAACATTTAATCTGGTAGGTTTTGCTCCGCTATGGTCTTTTTTTTTGACGCTTCATCCATTGCATCAGGCATAAATGCCACGCCGACCACAGCTTGGGCGATCTGATACAATCGCAACAGATCAGCGGGTGTTGCCGCCGCAATAACTTTGTCGGCTTCTGCGTCTTTCATCCCACCGCCGACCAAGGCCAGCGCCAAAAGGTCACGGGTTTCTTTGCTGTTCAGCTTTGTGCCACGACCGAACAGGCCATCCCATACATCAAATATGCCGCGATGCTTGTCTTCAAACCGCTCAATCTCACGATTGCGAAGCAGAAAAACATAAGAGGTGTCGCCGATATATTCGGCAACACCCCCACGCGGCGCTTCAGCCGTTATAGTCATCAGACAGCCGTGAACGTCACAGCGCCAGTGCTGGCAAGCGAAAGCGAATAGGTAACGCCGCCTTCAGTCTCGCCGCCAAATTCCAGCGACTCGATGTAGAATGCACCAGCGTAAGTGCCAAATGCTGGGATCGTCACAGTGAAGTTGCACTTGGGATCAGCTTGCATGGCGACAGTGTTCATCCGCAGCTCTGTAACGCTATCTTCGAAATAGCCGTCACCAGAGATGGTCACATTTTTAACGCCGTTCAGGCTTTCGGTCCACAATGCGCCGGAAGGTGTTGTGCAATCAGGTGTGGTCACATCGATCAGCGAATTGTTGATCGTGATAGATTTGCTGTTCAGCCCGCACAGGTTAGCAAACGCTTCAGTGCCAGCGCCATCGCCAATCTTTACAAGCAGGGCGCGTCCAAGTTGTTTAGCCATAATGGCCTCCATGTATAGGGCTTGCCCAAGGCCCGTTGCTAGGCTTATTCAAGCAGTGCTTGAAGTGCGATTACAGCCGTATAACCACGACCATCAGTGTCTCTTGTAACCGAATACGTCTGGAAAATCAATTCAACCAGCGTAAAGCCTGTGACTGTTACGCTTCCTTCTTGCCGATGCAAGGCTGCGCGAACAGCCTCAACCATCTGCACAGCTTCCACACGGCCTGACGCAGAACGGCTATTTGCTTCAATGGTGATGTCGACTGCCGATCCGACAGTGCTATCTGTGTCGAAAGCATTTGCCGTGATCTGGTCAAACCGCAGATAAGGAAAGGTTACGTTTTGCGGTGGTTCGTCATAGACGCGGGTTGAAACAATCGCAGTAACGCCAGCGTTAGCCACAAGCGCAGCCCGCAAGCCCTTCTGCATAGCCAGTGCAAAGCCGTCAGCCATTGGTTGCTTCCTTCATGCCGCGATTAACAGCAGACTTGATGCTTTTGCCAAACTTCTTGCCCTGCAATTTTTGAGCCAAGCGAATGTAAGGTTGCGCCGCAGTTATGCCGCGATTGCCTTTTTGACGCCCAAATTCCACAGCATTTGCCTTGGTCTGCGCTTCTTTTGTCGGCGGTGCAGCTTCCACCGATGCAGTTAAGCCATCGGCTTCATAAACAGTATGTATCCATCCACGCAGTTCGCCAGATTTTGTAGGAACCAAACGCCGCGCCATGTTTGCAGCCTGTTCAGTATTCAGTCGAATAGACTTAACCAAATTGCGTTCAACAGCCTTGGGCATTGACACAAGTTGCTTGATGAGTTTTTCAGCATCCACCTTCATGTTGCCACCCCGCGTTCAAGCAGGAACTCAACAACTACGTCTTTGCTATCAATATGGGTGACGTTTTTTACAGCCCATGTGTAACCACGAATAACAACACGATCAGCCGCCGTCACAGTGTCAGTGAAGCTGTCTGCGCGGCAACGCATGGTCGCCATAGCCACATCATTCAACGCCCCGCCTTGGATCGTCTCACGGCCTGTGCGTTCCCTCATGTCAGCCCAGCGCACACCCACTTGCGACCAGCCTGTGTATACGTTGCCATAAGCATCAATGGCGCTCTGATCTAGGCGCTGAAAGGTAGCACGTTCACTGAATGCACCAGCCTTAGCCATACCATGTGTTCCGTTCGATGCCGATCATATCGGTGAAACCATATGGCAGATCATACATTTGTTTTTCGGTCGATGTTTCCCGATTGTCGTACCAATGCGCCACGAGCATCATCAAAGCATGGCGCACAGTTTCGGGAACGCTGGCAGATGTCGAACCATAGCCAATGACGTATTCAATCTTGATGGCATCATCCCGCGTCTGCGTGACGGGCCATGCCTTGCCAGATTTTGGCGAAACGCTGATGCGGTTTGGCGTTCCAAACACGTTGAAATCAGCCAAAGTCGCGGTCTGCAATGCGCCATCGACATCATAATATTTGATGGCAGACACAGATTGCACAGGCCCAAGCGATAGATAAACTGTGCTTGGATTTGGCGACAACCACTGACCCCAAGTTTGGGTAATCATGGCCTTGCCCAATGCGCCTTGGACATCCACAAAAGCCACCGCAGCGTCAATCAAACGCTGGATAATGCTGTCATCGTCGCTGCTTTCAACACGCATTTGCGTCTTAGCCTCCGCCAAAGAGATTGGCGCAGTTGCTGGTGCAGAGACGCGAACGAGTGAAAACTGCGGCGACAACATCTGTTATTCCTTCACAGCTTTTTCGACCGCTACCTTTTTAGTGGCACGTTCAATCGGGGCTGCTTCAACATTTTCGGCAATGCCAGCTTCAACATAGCGTGATGCGACTGCATCGGTGACATCAATAATAGCACCTTGATCGTGCGAAAAATCAATGCCAGCCATCGAAGTGAGCAAACGGATTTTAGCCATGATGGCCTCCTTGTGATGGTGGGCAGGACCGAAGCCCTGCCCATTTGTTTTATCAGCTTATCAGCTTGCCGCGTTCTTCAGGTGCTTGATGGCAGCGGTGTTAGCCAACACGCCATCAAAGCGGACATAGCCCAAGATGCCGTAGTCAGGAGCGAAACGCTCACGGGCCACGAACAAGGTGGGTGCGCCAGCTTTACGCACATAGAACTTGGACATATCGCCGAACAACATGATCTTGTTGGTAGCCGCTTGCGAAGCCATCGCTTGGTTCACGACCACGTTATAGCCCAAGATGTTCTGCGGCACAGCAGCCTGATAGTTCCCCATCTGCCACAGATAGTTGCCCTGACCATCCTTCAGCTTGCGAACAGCAGCCAAGGTCGAATCGTTCATCATAATCGCGGTCGAACGCGACGAACGATAAGCCGGATCAACGGAGTGGATCAGATCGATGATTTCGTCAGCAGTGATGGCAGTGGTGGCAGCAGCCGTCTTGCCAGCCGTCGAGTTGGTCACGATGCCTTCAACGTCAGACGAACCCGAACCAGTGGTCAACTTCGAGTTCGCAATGCGACCCAGACGCTCACCAAGCAGTTCGCCAAGCAGCGATTCCATGTTCAAGATGGAGTCGTTTGCAAGTTCGTAGGACCAACGCACCCACTCAGTGTCAAACGCATATGCGCCCAACGAAGCCTGACCGAAGGTAACGTCCGAACCGCCATCGTCAGTGACAGAGCCACCTTCGGTGTGTGCAACAGCCGCGACAGTGGTGTCGTTTACAGTCGGGATGTTGAAGGTGTTGCCACCAGTGGTGTTGATGACAGTGAACAAGTTCGAGTCATACATCGGGCCTGTTGCAATCATGGCCTTGTCGATGAACGAAGCCAATTCAGTCGGAACAGTGTAACCACCAGCGGAGTTTGTGCCAGCGGTTTGGGTGCGAACTTCGGCATTACGCAGAACTGCGCGATGTTCGTTGTCCAAGCCAGCGATGCCGCCGTTGGCAATCATGGCGTAGAACGCGGTGCGATAGTCAACCTTCGCGCCTTCATCAACAGCAGCGACCGAAGTGCGCTCTGCGATAGGACGCTTCGACAGGTCGATGCCTTGTGCGGCACGAACAGCAGCATCCACTTTTTCCATGCGCTTTGC